CCCATAAAGCAAATACTCTATTTTGGTCATGCGTTTGTCGCCCTCCTTCAGCATTTGAAAGATATGGTTGTATCTCTCAGTGCAGATGGCCTCGTGAACCGCTAGATCTTTTTCAACATCAGACATTAGTCAAACCCTCTGAGCGTTTTAGCCAATGTTTTGCGCTTGGCCATTTTGGGTGAATCAGTGGATTTGACAGCCAACTTTTTAGCTGGAATCTTCTGTCCTTCAGGGACGTGAAGGGCTTTCCGCAAAGAATTTGGCTTCTTAATCGCCTTCTGTATCCATTGCTCGCTCATGACTTCTCCTCTGGTTGCACCTCTGCTACTGACTCGGCAGGGGCCTCTTCGGTCACAACTGGCGCATCCACAACTGGAGCAGGATCAGAAGAAACAGGGGTATCACTATCAGTAACATTTTCAGTCTCCACAGGTTGTTCTACGGGTGCAGGAGTGGGTGCCACAAATGTAGGCTCAGGTATTGCCTCTCCAATTGGAGCGGGTGGTGCCACAACAGCAGGGGCGGGTTCAGCAAATTTTTGCTCCAAGTGATCGATGAATTTATGGATTTCATCTTGAGCTTCTGTTGAAAACTCTTTGAGATGTTCACGCAATTGTTTGACTAAAGACATGATATTTCCTTATGGATTGGGGGTTTCGGATTCAGCAGGTGCGGATGCAGATGCTTGGGTAGGAACCTCAACGGGTTCAATGTAAACAGTTGATTGACCATGAATACCGTTGATCAAAGCAATCACTTCTTTCGCAGGTTTTTCACCTAGATAGTTGAGAATGTTGTTGACCAGTTCTAAAGGAAGTATGAGTTTATTGCTCATTTGTTTGCTCCAAATATTGAATATCGTTGGGTGTACCGCCCATTGTTTTTAAAACATTGACGATTCTTGTGTTATCTTCAAGCGCCATGATCTCATGTGGTTGCTCGGCTGGGAAATCAATTACTTTCCCACATTCAAATTCAGACTCCCAGTCATGGGAATATGCTTTAATTCGGCCTCTAGCCACAATTGTAATGTGAGCGTTGGTCTCATCGTGATTGTGTTTTGGCAGTATGTCACCCGACTTTTCAAAGTCATAAACTGTGCCATGAAGATCGCCAAATCTTCCGTCAAATGTAGTTGGAATTGGATTAGATGGCATTTGGTGTACTTCCTGATTTTGCATTTCGTGGATTTATAGCAAGTTGTAGTTTTCTTTTATTTTCTGCTAACCCTTGCAATTCTTCAGTAGTAAAGTTATTTACAACCCATTGAGCCGTCCAAACTCCATTTATCTGAATTGGCTGTGCCTCGCTTAAATATTGTGTTGAACCATCAAATGTTGGTGGCTCAGGTTCAAAAACTTCAGCAAATGTTGATGGGCACGGAAAATTTGGGTATGTTTGGTCTTCCCTTATTTCAGGATGCTCTAAACGAATGTTTCCTTCATAAAAAGGATATTGAAGTGTTGCAAGTCTTATGTACTTCATATCGTTACATACCCAGATGTTACAGTTTGTGATGTTAAACTAGCAGTGGAGGCATTACTCAAAGACCCACTAATACTTGAAAACTTATTACTTTGCCCAGTTGAAGCACTACCAACAGATGAGAGACTTATAGCTGAAGATGAATAGTTAAAGGTGTAAGTTCTCCCCGATCCTGTAGCATCATAAGTAACATTACCGCTTGTATTGTGACTTCCATCAGTTGGCACAACGGCAAAAGTTGCGGCTCCATTTGTACCAGCGCCAGTGCCAGCAAATGTTCCAAATGTTATATATAAAGAACTACCATTTATGTTTAAATTAAAAGGTGGTTGAAGAGAATTTCTATTAGCAGTACTACCTTGAAATAAAGTAAACGCTAAATTATTAACCCATTGAACTGTTCCACTAGAATTTACTTTAATAATTAAAGCGCTTGGAGTACCAACGTTACTATTCATTGACCAATATACATTACCACTTCCATCAGTTGCAATAGCGGCACTATTTCCCCAACTGCCGTTGTAGTACATATACATCCAATTCAAAGATAAAGATGATAATGTTAGAGAAATAATAAAATTTCTACCATTTCCGTCAGATGCCGCAACATATAAATTATTTGCATCCGTACACATAGACCAAATATATTGGATTGTTATGGCTCCATATGTTATCAACGTAGCAGTTGAAAATGTACCTGAAGAACTAAATTTATGTATATAAAAACCATGTGGGTCAAAACCATGATTTAACAAAGAAACATAAAAATTGCTTGAACTGTCTGACGTTATAGCCTGACAATTCGAAGCTACATTTTGAGTCCCTAGACTTTGAAGTGTTGAAACAAGTGTTCCGCTTGAATTAAATATCCAAAATATAGCAGAATCATAAACATTACAAACACAACAACCTGCTGGTGTAAAATAATATAATAATCCTGTTATTCCAGAATTACCATTAGATGCTATATTGTTTGAAAATATAGCTCCTTGAGAATAAGGACTTGGCAAACTAAAATATTTATTTATTGACCCCGTACTTGATAGAGTCCATGTATTTATATATCTTCCTGGATCAGCAATGCTTGTTGTTAATATTGTTGACCCAGATAAAGACAAGCCAGACCAACTCCCACCGCCAGAAAAATATTGTCCAATACCACTTACTTGGCCACGACCATAATAACTTGTCAATGTACCTGATGTGTTTATAACGGAAATATATTGTTGATGGTATCCACCTGATGAACTTGCATTCACTGTCCCAATATATAAATTCCCAGATGAATCAAGAGCAGAGCCCATTAAATTAAAATCACCATTTTGACTAATAATTATAGTTCCACCAATAAAATATGTTGCATTACTTTTACCGTAAAAATTGGTAGGCATTGTTATAGCGCCACTTGCTACGCCAGCCAATGTTCTGACGTTTGTATCATTCAAACTGATTTGAGTTGTACCACCGCCTCCAAGCTCAACTTCAATTGATACGCCTGCAGTTGTTCCAGCTAAACTAATAGGCCCTGAAGAATTAAGCGTCATGTGTTTCTCTCTTCCATTCAAGCATTTCAGCAACTACATCATTCATTGCTTTTGACAATAATTCATAAAATTCTTCTGATTCAAAAACAGAATCAGGTACTTTGTGTGGATTACGCACAATTGTGTGTTTAAAAGATACCCCATTTTCAGAAATTACAATGGAGTCTCTATAAATATAAACAAATGTATCTTTTAAATCACCACGATTAAATTGAAATCCTAATGCAGTTTGATCCTCAGAATACCATTTTAAATATTCGTCTTTATCATCAGCCATAAAGATAATTTTATCCATGCCGTGATATGGGAAATTCATCGACTCTAATTCTGATGTTGAATCTTGTATCATGGTGTTCCGTAGGCTGTTACGTTTGCAATGGTCGTCATGTTACCACTGCTGTCAATACTAAATAGCGTTGTGCCGCCGTATTGGATGATAAGTTTACCGCCAGATTGTTGAACTGTGAAGTTAGCAGTTGTCAGGCTTGTAACTGAACCTCCAAGAGTAATGTTACCCGTTGAAGTGACTGTACCCGTCAAAGTCAATCCATTGGCTGAACCTGTACCATTGACTTGAGTAACTCCGCTTGTTCCTGTGGCCGTCAATACTCCACCAGTAAAACTCAATCCTGTGCTGACAGTAACATTACTAAATCCGCCAGAACCGTTTCCATAAAGAATCGATGATCCAGTAGTTGCCGAGGTTGCGTTGCTGGCAATTTTAGCTATAGACGTTCCATTGTTATAAAACAAAATACCATCAGCAATATTGATGGCCAATTCACCTACTTGCAAATTACCCGTTGTTGGCACATGGCCAGCAGTCGTCGAGTAGTAATGCTGTATTGGCGTAAAACCTGACTGAGACATTATTTATTCTCCAATGCTTCGATGCGTTTCGCCAATTGATCTATGGCTCCAAAAGACAAGGTGCCGAGTTTCTCATAGTCAACAGCCAAAGAACCGTCTGGTCTTGTTCTGACAGCTCTTGAGAATACTCTCTCAACCATTTGAGCAATCACTCCAAAGTCGGATTTTCTTACAAAATAACCGTCTTCGCCACCGTGTTCTCTAATATATTCATCTTTCCAATCGTACAGTTTTGAACCGATTGCACGAACAATCGACAAAGGATCAGGCACATCTAAGATGTTTTCTTTAAATTTGATGTCAGAAGAGTAGTAAGCCGTGACGTTGTTGGTCGCTCTGATTTCACCTGTAGTTCCAGAGGCGGCAGTTCCAACTCCAAATGATCCAAATTGGACGCTCGATGCGGTTCCAATAGACTGTGGAGTGGACAAGGTAACTGATCCAGTGGATGCCGAGACTGAGATTTGATTTGATGTCCCCGTTAAAGCGGTAACACCACCATTTGTCACGGTGACGCCACCAGTTGAACCGCTTACACTTATACCAGTTCCAGCCGACAGAGATGTGACGCCAGAGTTTGTAATTGTCACAGCTCCAGTAGCACCGCTCACTGAAATACCTGTACCAGCCACATTGGATGTCACGCCAGTGTTATTGATGGTCAGCGAACCTGCACCAACAGTTGTGCTGATACCAGTTCCTGAGCTGACGCTGGCCACTGTATAGTTGGTTCCATTGCCAATCAACAATTGACCATTTGTAGGCGTTGTGGTCACTCCAGTACCACCGTTGGCCACACTCAAAGTACCAGCCAAGGTAACTGCGCCAGAAGTAGCTGTAGATGGTGTCAAACCAGTAGTACCAGCGCTAAATGTAGAAACACCGCTTGAGCTTGCTGACTGCCATGAGGCTGTTGTACCGTTGGAGGTCAATACATATCCGCTGGTACCAATTGCAAGCCTTGTGGCGCTGTTTGTGCCGTTTCCAATGATCAAATCACCCGTCGATGTGATGGGAGACAAAGCATTGAATGCAGTTGATGCGGTTGTTTGGCCAGTACCACCATTGGCAATTGGCAAAGTGCCAGTCACTCCAGTTGTCAATGAGACGTTGGTGATTGTGTTGTTTGAACCATTGATGGTTTTATTGGTCAGCGTTTCGCTACCAGCCAATGTGGCCAAAGTACCTGTTGTAGGCAATGTCAGCGATGTATTGGCGGTTGCAGTAAATGTCTGTGTATAAGTGCCTGCGTGGGTGACACTTCCTGCCATGGTCAGCGTGCTGGTACCATTATTGACGCCAGTACCACCATTTGCACTGGGCAAAACTCCTGTGGCCTGATTAACAGGCACATTCGTAGCATTGGTCAACACAATTGCGCTTGGAGTTCCCAAAGCAGGAGTCACCAATGTTGGGCTGGTGGCCAAAACAATGCCTCCAGTACCCGTTACGGCTTGTCCAAGCGCCGTCTGAACGCCTGTTCCGAATGCTGTCAGGCCAGTACCACCAGCAGTAATTGGAAGCGTTCCAGTGGTCAATGCTGACGTTGATGTAGCATAAAGCGCACCGCCAGAAGTAAAGCTGGACAATCCAGTTCCACCGTATGTGGTGCCAACAATGCCAGAAGTGATCTGAGTGCCTGCAATTGCAATTGTCACGTTGGAGGCCGCAGTCAATTGACCTTGAGCATTTACTGTGAATGATCCAACAGCAGACGCTGTGCCGTAGCTATTTGCAGAAACAGCAGTATTTGAAATGCTGAATTGGGTACCAGTTAAGGTCAGTCCTGTGCCTGCGGAATAGGCTCCTGGTCCAGCAATCTGGGCAAAAACCAAAGGAGTTGTACCAATTGTGATTGGTGCATCAGTTGTTTGGACCCATTGAGTGGACGCATTAACGGTACCGCTAATGATGAACATGGTGTCGCCTGGGGCGACTTCGTTTGTTCCAGTACCAGTTTGGTCATAGTCAGTTGCGCGAGTCAACACCCAGCCAACAGAGCCTGAACCAACGCTTGTAACCGTGTAAATACCGTTATATTGGCCAGAAGTCTCATTTTTAACCAAAATCCTTTGTCCAACAGTTGGATTTGCACCATCAATTGCTAATGTAGCAAATGGGCTGGTCTTGGTAATTGTTGCGCCAACTCCTGAACTACCGTTGTTGTAGGTCACAGTTCCCAAGTCAGCGGTCGTCGCATATTCACAAGCCGCATGGTAGTTCACGTTAGAAACTGCGGCGTCAACGTACTGCTTTGTGGCCAGTTGGAGAGCTGTAGTTGGGTCTTGTGTCACTGCAACTGATGTCAATCCAGCCACTGTTGATGCTGTTGCACCAAGTGATACAGCAGTTGTACCAAGTGTGATTGAGCTGTTGGTCAACGAACTGTTGCCAATATTGGTCAAAGTATTGGTTGAACCGCTGATTGACTTGTTTGTCAATGTATCGGTTGTTGCTCTACCAACCAAAGTGTCAGTGCTTGTAGGAAGAGTCAGTGTTCCGCCATTTGTAATGGTAGATATAACTGGCGATGTCAGTGTCTTATTGGACAGCGTTTGTGTGCCAGTCAAAGTGACCACAGAGCTGTCAATTGCAATCGTCACAGGAGTTGAGCCGTTATAGCTTGATCCTGTCAACCCTGTACCAATTGTCAATGCATTTGTTGCTGTTGCAGTAACTGTTGCGGATGCACCCAAACTCACAACGGTGCCATTGATGGTCACTGAGCTATTAGTCAATCCTGCATTCGGAATGGTTGAAACAGCGGTAAATGCGCTTGAACCGTTTCCAACCAAATATCCAGTAAGAGTTGTGGCTCCAGTTCCACCATTGCCAACATTCAAAGTACCGCTCAGAACCACGTTTCCACTTGTTGGAGTTGTGGGGCTGAGTCCAGTTGTTCCTCCGCTAAATGAAGAGACGCCACCAGAAACTGAGAATGTTCTCCAAGTACCGCTTGAATAACCTTCAAAAGCAGAATTGTCCGTATTGAAACGGAACATACCATTTGATGCTACGCCTTGCTGTGCAGTGGTTCCAGATGGCACAGTAACCGCTTGGGTTCCAGGCAATACTGGATTATTAGCAATTGAAAGAACTGGCGTCGTTGTTGAGTTAACAACATTGATTTGGCCCGATGTACCAGCTACAGAAGTAACTGTACCGTCACCAACACCCAAATTGGCCCAAGAGCTGTTTTGGTAGCCCTCAAAGCGTGATGTAGTGGTGTTATAGCGAATGACACCATTCGTGCTGATTCTGTTACCAGTTGCACCTACGGGCACTTGTACGCCGCCAGTGCCTGGCAAAACTGGATTGTTGGCAATTGCAATTGTTGGACTACCGCTTGATGCATCAGCACTTGAAACTGAAATTTGATTTGATGTTCCAGCCAATGAAGTCTGGCTGACAGTGGTTCCATTGATAGTAACCAAACCAACACCAGAAGTTGAGGCAAAGTTGGCCAACACACCTGAAATTGAAATTGTTGGGTTACCAGCAACACCGTTTCCATTTGTGATTGCAATACCATTTCCAGATACTGCAATGGTCCTGTTCACCAATGTTGAGCCGCTGGATTTGACTTGGAAACCGTTACCAGAGACTTCGAGCTGGCCACTAATTCCATTCAATCCAAGGACCAAGTTTTGGCCTGCACCGCCGTCAGTAATACCAATACCAACTGAAGATGCAAGGTAGCGACTGTTGCCAAGAGCAGGAGTCGATGTTGCTGTTAAAAATGAATATCCAGACAGGTTTGTTGCACTTGCAATCTGACCTGTTGTTGTCTGTACAGTCACTCCGTTTTGGACGACTGGGACCGCCTCTGTGCCAGTCAGTGCAGAGGCTGTTGGGAGTTGGGTTATCTGTACGTTTGCCATGTTTTATTGCCCTGGTGATGGACTGAGTGTATCTAGGTTTCCGTTGTCTTCGGGGTTTTGCGTGTTCTGTTCAGGCGACAAATCCCACTGACTATTTCCAGTGGTATCAATGGCGTCTGGCACCACAGCAATATTCTCATCTGGCCTTGGAAAACGAATGTTAATCCGCTCAGTCCTTCTGGCGGCCAAACGATAGGGGTCCTTTTCGTCTTTGCATCCTTGCTCACACACCCGCAGTCCAGGGAAGTTAAAGTCCGCACTCAACTCCGCATGGGGGCGTTTCATCTTGCAACGGTCGCATACCGCGATTGCAATGTCTGAATAGCCGCGTGTGTCTAAGAATAAAGGCATGATTACCTCGTATAGACTGAAATATTTGGTGCAAAGTACTCAGGCGACTTGTCACGCTCTTCTTGCTCGACGTCGTAGAGGAATTTGTCAGCCATTTTCTCAAGATATGCTATCCGAGTGGGGTCAACCGCAGGCAATTCCAAGCTCATACGGTGAGCCAGCATGAAAATCACAGCCTCATACCATCTTTGAGGTATTGCCAACTGTCCAGATAAGGATCCAACGTCCTCAATGTAGGCTGAGTACCATACTGTTGCCTGTACAAATGAAGTATTTGGGACTGGCCACAGTGTAATTGTGGGCTGATTGATGGTTCTTTGAAAATAATACTGGAATGGCTGGTTCGCAGTAAAGTTTTTGTTGGGTAAGTTGGTGTAATCATCTCTATTTAGGCGTGACATCTCAATTTCACGACTATTATTTCCTAAATACAGCTCTCTCAGCGCCAAAGTTGTGCCATTTGTGGCCACCATGCGGTAGTAGCTGACGTTTGCCCCTGGGTCAATGTCTTGCCACACCCATTGGCCATCAGTTACAGCCACGTTTGTGCCAGTGTAAAGTGTTTGCCAGTTGGTACCATCAAGAGACGCCTGCAATTGGTAGTTCCAAGTGGCCGATCCAAAGTTGGCAATGTAGGGCATAAACCCGATTGAACCAATGTACTGAGGATTGTTGGTCCCGTAGATCACTTCAAAGTTGCCATTTGGAGAATTCTGCTGGCAATAGGTGTTGGTGTTGTTGTCATAAAGGTTAGAAACGACTCCACCTGCACTTGATGTGTAATTGCCTGAAGGCTGGGCCATTTGGCGATACAAGACGTTTAATGCGTCATTGGCACCCACAGGTAGCAAATACTCGTATTGATTTGCTACAAGGCCGATTACAGTCTTATAGAGGGCAAAGTATTGAATGCCGCGGTTCATCATGTTGGACAAGAGAAAATACAAGTTTTCTCTGGCGGCAACTTGCTGTTCTGAAGTGGTTTCTTCAGCTAATTTGCCGCAACGACGAACCGCATGATCGATGACGGTTTGAACGCTGACAATAGTCTGACTTGTCGTTCCTGAAAATGCCATGATCTACCCTTACCAACCAGGACAATTCCACCGCTTCAGTGACGCTTTTGCTCTTGGCGCGTCCCCAGATGCGTGCTTTACTACCCCAGACATTCTTGCACAAAACGAATCTTTTCTCGCGCCGCCTTGAGGCTGTGGTGCCTTCAAATGGTTCCCAGTCTCACGGTTATATTTTGCCCTACCTTTGGCCGTCAAGCCAGCTCCCTTTTCAACAGAGAGCTTTTCACCGCGTCCAACAGCCAAAGAAGGACCGCCCTCTTTGTGC